GTAGTAGTCAATTGCAGCAGCTCTGTCGTTAGATAATGCAGAGTCATTAACACCATATGCAATGTTCTCTTCAGCTTCTACACGAGCTATGATTTCCATGTCTTGTAACTTCATTAAACAATTCCTATACTAAATTTATTGGTTTTAGATAAATTCTCAGATGCTGGTATAACTTGTAAGTTTTCAATTACATGTAAACCACATACTAATTTATTAGATAATGGAATGATATGGTCAACGTGCCATTTAAAACCAAATATCTTAGTTCTTAATGCAGATAATTCGTAAGCCTGTTCAATAAGCCATTTGTCATCTTTAGTAAGCCATTTAGGCATAGCTTGTCTTCTTTTTGCTTGAAAGATTCTTGTATTAGCTAATGCTTTATGCTTATTATTCTTATACCATTTTTTATGGAGATTATTAATTACATCTCTATTTTTTGCAGACCATGATTTATTCATCTCTCTGCATTTATCTTTATTTTCTCTGTAATATCTTTTCTTACCTTCTAATACAGAGTCTCTTTTGTTAATTCTATATTCAGCCATTTTTGCTAATCTAGAATCTCTTGCTTTAAGATATTGTTGTTTAGCAATAGTAGAATGGCATGACTTACATTTGCCCATAAGACCATCTGAATTACCAGGGTGCTTATGAAACATAGATAAATCTAACAACTTATTACATACTTTGCATTGTTTATTCATTTTATACTATGCCACGATTTGTGTATTGTATCTTTCCTGTAGACCATGATTCATTCTTCATAGCTTCTATAGAAGTACATAAATATCTAAATGCGTCTGCACCATGAGAGTATTCGTCATGTAGTGGCGCACCTGGTTCGTTAGTTGCAGAGTTTATACTTCTGCGATAATTCTTTAAACATTCCACAAGTCTTTGTGCTGACTTATCAAAGTAAATACGGTGGAAGTTCATTCTTGCTAGTTTAATACCTGACTCTATATCTTGCTTAGGAACGATACGTGTATCCCATCCTAGCTTTCTCATAATATCTTCTGCTGATATACCATGCTTAAAGTCTTTAGACTGTCCGTCATGTGGTAGATACATTGTACCCCAATTGTAAGATAGGTTCTTTAGTTGTGCAGAGTAGCTATCTAAAGTTCTGTGGTCATCTTCTATGTAACCAATAATGCGTAAGTCTGATACACCTTTTTGGCATAGGATAACTGACATACTATCATTCCAGCCTAAGTCCATTACTACATGAACCTTTAGCATTGGGTCATAAGGCACAGTTGTTATACGATTGCCTTCTTGTGCTTCACGTATCTCGTTAGCATAGATAGCACCATCTACAGCAGCTTTACAATCACCTTCCCAGATGTTTGCATAGTCAGGGTTAGTCTTTAAACTGTGTTGGCGTTCTATCTCTAATACTTCAGGAAACCAAGGATTGTCAGTATAGTTTACTTTAACAACCTTAGCGTTCTCTGGTGGATTAACCACGAATCTAGTATATGTATCGTCTGTATCTATGTTAGGGTTAAAGCTTACCCAGATTTCTGAGTTCGGTTTACGAATCGTAGGTATAAGAATATCCCACGACTTCTTTGATACCGTTTGTGCCTCTTCCACCCAGACGATATCACATCCTTCAAAAGACTTGATACTTTCCACAGTATTAGTAGCCAACCCAGTAAAGCTAAACGTGCTACCGTTAATACCTCGTATTTCTGACTCAAGAACTTCATAGAAAGCTCCTAGACCTAATGATTGTATTTGGTCATTAAGTAATGTATGAACTGACTGCTTGATAGACTTTTGTATTTCACGTGCACATAAGACACGTGTTGGCTCATTAGCTGCTTTTATAAGCAATGCTCTTGCCATAGACCATGACTTACCTGAACCACGACCACCGTAAGCTACTTTATAACGGTGTGGCTCAAATAAGAAGTCTAGCTTACTCGGAAACTGAGCTATCGTCTGGCTTGACAAAAGTAATTCCTATTCCAATAGGTAAATCTTTACCATCTGCGCCAGTCAACTCTGTAGTTGCTACTGACTTACCGTCTATTCTGTCACCTAGTTCTTTTATAGCTGATACATCACCTGATGCTGCTTTATCTATTAAAGCCTCTGCTATCATACGTAAACGTTCTGCATCTGATTGAATAACAGCACGTCTCAGAGTTTCTGCCCATAACCTATTGTTTTTACTAGAATATGTATTGCCTTTGTTTACTTCGGCTGCTTTCTCTCTAGCTAATGCTAATTGTTCTTCTTTGTCCATTGTTTTGCAACTCCCTTAGGTTGGTTGCCCTCTATTTATTTACTTAATAATCCTTCAAATTCACTTGTTAAACCATATTCACCACTTGGGCTAGGATATAAGTTTTCTCTTACATCAAATATCTCTGATAAGAAATTACCTTTACCCTTTCTACCTGTGCTATATCCAATTACAGAGTCATATCCTGCTTTTCTAGCTTCATTAGCAATGACTGCTTCTTGCAATGCCATTCTAAATTGATTGCCTTGTGTAGAGTTTTCTGCAATATTCCAAGCACTATCTGCAATTTCTGGTGCATACTTCTCTAAGAAATTATATGCTTCAGTTCCTCTATTTAAGTGAGAACCTGATTGTCTAAGAGTTACTCTACCACTTTCTATAGTAGACATTAAATCTTTTTGCATATTATCAAATTGTTCTTTACCTACTAATTGTTTATATGCGTCTTCAGGAGCTTTACCGCCTGTTCCACCTCTTACAAATAATGGGTTTTTATATAATGTATTTCCAACAATTTCTTGTGTGCCACCATAAGCACCTCCGATAGACCCTTTGCCTTTATAGTATTTAGCTTGTTGAGAACCTGTTGGTAAATAAAATACGCCTGTTCTAACTGACTCTGCTAATTCTTGTTCTGGCTTTTGAAACCTAGATACATTAACTAATAGACCTTCTGGAGTTATACTTGCTCCTGGTGTATTAGATATTGCTTCTGTAAATTCTGTTTTGTTAGGTAATGTAGTAGGCATATTAAATTGTTTTGCCACTTCTACAGGAACTATGTTTGCTCTTGGGTTCATTACATTAGAACCTATTAATCCTGTGCCTGTTTCTACTTGTCTTGCTACTTCTTTACCTAATGTCTTTGCACCTACTTGACCTGCTTTTGCAGCACCTGCTCCTACAAATGGTAAAGTGGCTACGTCTAACATTCTTGTATCTGGTGTAATTGTTCCTAAACCACCTGTAGCTACATTACCACCTCTAAATGCTGGCATACCATAAGATACGTCTTGTAGGTATTGTGGTGCTTGTCCAAATAGTAAACCACCTAATCCACCTACGTATGGCAAATTGACTGTATTTAAAGCCTCTTGTCCTGAAGTAAGTGCATCAGCTAGTAAACCTAACGCCTTTCTTCTAGGCGGTGCTTGTAAATATTCTGCCATGCTAAAGCTCCGATTCTTTATCTTTTCCTTTTAGAGGATATATCATTCTTTTGTATGTATCCCACCATTCTTGACTATAGTCTGTATTCTGATAGTCTTTAAAGCATGGTGTGCCTAATGTGTGATGCACTAGTTTAACATCTGGATTATATTCGTATTCTGTTTCTAGCCAGTTCCATGTTTCGTCTAGCTTACCTACTTGTTCTTCAGGATACTTGAGCCATTCAAATCTGTGTAGGTATTTACCTGTTTGTTCTTGCACAAACTTAGGTGTGAGTTGTTTATTTAGCCAATGTGAGCAATTCCATAACATAACGCTTGACCAATTCTTTTTAGGATAGTCTTCGTTCTTTGCACCTAGATATTTAATAGGATGCTTTGTTTGGTAATGATGCTTTACGACTTTGACTGCTTCGTCTGTATCAAAGTTAGCTAATATCTCTGCTATATCTGTTCTGCATATCATGTCGCCATCTACGAATAGTGCGATACCTTTAAAGTTATTTAGATATGGAACTAGAAAGCGTGAATAGATAAATGCGTTACTACCGTCTGTATGCTTTTCTTCGTAGTCTTTTAAAGTGTTTAGTGCTAATGGTGTAAAACTTACCGGTATAGATGATTTCTCTATAACTGACTGGCAAAAGTTATGATAAGCAATTGGTTCTACCTTGCCATCATATCCTACATATATATCTAGCTTTACCACTTAACCTTGTTAGCCCAGTATGCTGCGGACATTTTTCCTTTTGCAATATTTTTAGCGTGTCTTGCTTTAAATGACTTTGCTCTATCTGTATTTGTTTTGTCACCACTTACGCCTTTTTGACCAAAGCGTATAAGTTTTTCCTTGTCACCCTCTTTAGCCAATACTGCGTGTGACTTAGTAGGATGACTTGGAGTTCTCTTAGGTTTATTATAACCTGAGAATGTTTCTTTGCCTTTCTTAATCATTTCTTTTTAACTGGCTTTGCTGATTGTTTTAGAGCTTTAGCTGTAGGTGCGCCTTTTGTACCTGGCTTACGCATCTTCTCTCCTGAACCTTCTGCTATTCTTTTACGTTTAGCATGAATGTTAGCCCATAAACCTGGTTTACTTGCCACGTTTAGAAACTTTCTTCATAGGTTTAGCAGCCATAGCTTTACCTGTTTTCTTTGCGTATTCTTTAGCTTCCTTTTTGCCTTTTTCTGTGTAAGCAAACTTTTTCATTCCGACCATTGGCATAATTATTTACCTTTCTTTTTAGACATACCTGCTTCGCTAAGTGCAATAGCGATAGCTTGTTTAGGAGACTTTACTACTTTACCACCTTTACCTGAATGTAATGAACCTGTTTTAAATTCCTTCATCACTTTGCTGACTTTCGCCATCTTGCCTTTTTTCGTTGTTGGCTTCTTCATAGCTTTTCCTTAATTTAATAAATCGGTGGTCATATTGACAATCAGGACATTTATCATAGCCTGTTTCATCATACGGTGTTCCGCATATAGTGCAAATAGATAGTTTCATAAAAAGAAAAAGCCCAACCACGGAGAGAGTGCAGTCAGGCTTTGTGGGATTACATTATTAACGGACAGGAGTTGTCCACATAGGCGTTATTATAGCATACTTTGCTAGTTTTGTTCAACAAGTTTATGCGTTTATTCGTCTTGAAGCTATGGTTAGTAGATTATCAAAGGCTAATTCTAGTTTATATGGATATGCAAGTGGCTTCTTAGCATCAAGGTATCTAGCGTATATAGCGTCTTGTTGACCTTTCTCTAAACTATGTATGATAGCGTGAATAGTTCTTACATTTGTCATGTCTTGTGCAGAACACATATCCTCAAATACATCACTTGTTGACTCGCCACCAGATGACATACCTATGCTTTTAGATGGATAACCTAGCTTGTGATTATCCGACTTCATCCATAAAGCCCAATCATCCATGATGGACATTAATCTTTCCATGCTAATCATTTAGTCTCCACAAAAACATTCTATTGAGTCATCAAACATATCTGATTGCTTATCTACAAAGTTATGAATATCTGCATATCTTGGTCTATCAATTCTAAATCTATTTCCATCACCTTCTGTAATTGATTTTGCATATTCTTCTTGTTTAGCCCACCATACAGCTCTATCAGGTTTTTGTTGAATAAGTGTAAGTATTTTTGGTAACGCTTTTAAGAAACATAAATCACAGTTACCACCTATTGTTTCACCATTTACTATTGGCAATTCTAAATCAAATGTATTGTTATTCCAAAAGTCTAATACTTCTGGTTTAGATACATTAGCAGTATATAAAGGCATTATAGGTTCTTCACCTTTTCCTCTTGACTTCATTTTAGCTGCTCTACGACCTTCGTCAGCTCTAATGCCAACCATGTTAAGTCTTTCATCCCATCCTAGACTTAATAAATATCTATGGATGGTTCTAACTTTTAATTCTTC